GGTGGATTACCAAGTATTGTTAACCCAGCAAGCAAACAGATTTTTGAAGGTTCACTCTTTCGGTCAAATTCTTCAAAAGGGCAAGAAGAACACTCTGCCAACATCAGTTTAAATCAAGACGAATCATCAACGGCATCTGCAAACCATTTTGACCAAAGAGGTAACTCTGAGCTTTATGGCTTTATGAAAAATTCTGGAATATCTTCTCTTCCTGGGTTAGTTAAAAAATTAGAAGGAGGTATAGTTAATTTATTTAAAGGTGGAATCGTACAAAAATATAAAACCGGAGGCGAAGTCGCAAGCTCTCCTATTCCTGTTCAACATTTTGATCAAGGAGGTTGGATACAAAGAAACCAACAACACATTCAAGGAGCAGCAGAAGGTATAGGTTACATGGGTGGTTCTGCTCTCTATAATTACCAAAAAGCTAAAAAAAACAGGAAGTACGAAGGTCCGGTGGCTCCAGAAAACCCAAATGCAAAAAAATTAAATGCTTCAGCAGCGCTCAATCTCGACCCAACCGGTAGAGATATGAGTGCTATGTACAGAAAGAATGACTCTTATAGCCAGCAATATGGTCAATATTTATTAGATAAATACCAATATGATGTAGAACAAAAAAATGCAAAAACAAGACAAAAAGCTCAAATGATTGGAGGCATTGTCACTGGTCTAGCTGGAGGTTTTTTTATGAATCAAGCTGCTGATGCAGTATCCGGATTAAAGCAAGCTTGGCACAACAGAGGAATGATTGGTGAGCGCATGAAAATGGGCAAGGAAGACTTTTATAACAACTGGGAAAGTTCAGAAGGTTGGAAAAAAACTCAAGAAAGATACGCAGCAAGAGGAATAGATCTTTCTGGAAAAAACAGTCAAGGGCAAATGGACGAACTTTCATACAGACGCATGGAAATGGCCATTGGAGGCAGTGATGGCTTTTATGCTCAAACCAGGCGAATGCAACTGGCAAAAGGAGACCACAAAACAAAACTGTCTGACTCCACAAAATATTATAATCAAAAGGTTGCAGATTTTAGTGATATGAGTAGTAAAAGTGGAGGAGGTTGTTCTGGTGGGTCTTGCAGTATTGGTGGAAACTCTATATCTAACTCTAAAACATCTAACTTTTTTAGTGGGTCTTCTTCTGGGTCGTCTTCAGGAAGTATGTCCACAGGTTATCAAAATTCTCATTATCAAAATTTATTAAATAGTTATGGTAGTCCTACTTTTGATGGAGCTAGTAAAGGCGGCATGAATCAAGGTGGAGTTGTTAAGCCTGTTAAGCATTTCTATCAAGGTGGGCCAGTTAGTTCTACCTCGTCTGTTTCTTCACCAGTTTCTAATGTAACTCAAAAGTTTAGCACAGGAGGCCAAGTAACAGCAGCAGTTCCTCAAAAATTTAGTACTGGTGGTAAAGTTTTTGGTCCCGCTGGAATAGATAAAGTTGGACCAGTTTTACTTGACAAAGGAGAATATGTTATTAAAGCTTCAACAGTAAGTAATGTAGAAAAACAGTATCCCGGCTTTTTTGATAGATTAAATTCACAAAAAATGAATCAAGGCGGAGTTGTTCAAAGCACAGCTTCACCTAAATCAACTACAGAAGAAAACATATCTAATGACAACTCTTCTAGTAATGTAACAGTGAATATTAATGTTTCTGCTGGAGGCGGAGAAGCTTCAGTGTCTGGTGGAGATGTAAGTCAGCAAGAATTTGGAAATAGAATTAAAGATGCAGTCATTGGAGTTATATCTGAGCAAAAGCGAGCAGGAGGAATGCTTAGTTAATAATGTCAACCAAAAATGCAAGTTTAAATTATGAGCAGAGCTTCTATATTGAAGGTATTCCTGTGTCTGGGGTTACAAATATTGATGGTAGTTATTCCATATCTGAAGAACCTATAAATATAATCGGTAAAGGTTTTACTTATCCAACTATGCAGGGACCTATGGTTGGTGAGTTTAGTATATCTAAATACTATATAGGTAAAGACCCTTTTCTTGAATACATAAATGACACTCCAATGGAAGGTGTAATTATTTATGGTGATAAAAGTTTTGGGTTTAATCAAGGTTATCTATCTGAGTATTCCTTTTCAGCCGGCATTGGTCAGATACCACAATCAAATATTAGTATAACTACTTATGGTGAAATTGGAAGCAATGTAGGCTCCCAAGGTTCAAAAGAACACCCAAAAATACAGATACCCAACCAAGGCTCAATCAAACTTAATTCTAGAGGTTTTTCTACGAACAGAGTCACAAATTTTTCTTATACGACAAGAATAAATAGAACTCCTATTTACAAAATAGGATCAGGCTATCCAGTACAAGTTGATACTCAATTTCCCATTATACAACAAGCAACATTTAATGTAGACGTTAACGACTATGAAATTCAAAACATTAGAGAATTCACCTCCAGCCCAGAACAGCAAGACTTATTTTTTGAATTAAGAAATCCAGTTAACGATGAAATTATTGAAATTTTTTCTATATTAAATGCCCGACTTAAAACAAGTTCCATTAATTCATCCAGTTCTGACCTTTTAAATGTATCCTTATCTTATGATGGTTATATAAACAAAAAAGACAGAGAGTATAATAAAATCGTGTGGGATATACACGGCTTAAAAGAGTCTGATTTATTAGCTTATTATTTTAATTCAGGCTCATCTAGCTCGCCAAACATGCAAACTTATAACATACCTTACAATATAGCTAGGCACGGCTACCCCGTAGCTACATCTTTTCAAGGTTCTTCTTCTCACATAATATTTAAAAATTCCGACAACACAGCCTTAAATGTGAATAGCATTTCTTTTAATGGTTTAAATGCAAGCTTACCTTCTTTAGATGGCTTTAAAGTTATTCCTCTCGACCCAGAGTCTAATTTAGTTAATGTATCTGCCGATCTTAAAACTATTATAGAAAGTATTAAGTTGACAGGCAATCATATTATTAATATTTCTTAAAATGAGCTTTATTCCATACGAAGACGTTCCACTATATTTAGCCATACAAGGCCAAGAGGGGCAATATGTATTTGCAGAAAGCGCATCTATTTCCGTAAATCATTCATTAACTACGGCCAGGCAGTTGGATGACCAAATTTTTTCCATAGCTTCTTATTCTGAGACTGGGGACAACATTGAATATGATTCAAAATCTTTTACTGCAAACAGCACTTTCACTGTCTTGCTTGGTCCTATTGGTGGCCCACCGAAACCTCTAGCCACTTCTATTTATCAAATACCTAAAGACACAAGAATATCTTTCCCCAACGGCAAGAGTTTATACTTCAGAGACTCTATCACACCAGATGGTTTTAATTATGCGGTAAGATTGTACAGCAAAGATAGCGGTTGGAGTTTAACAAAGGAAGATGCGCAAAACGGTTTTTTTGAGCCAATTTTTAAACATGTTACCCAAAGTCCAATAGTCGGAAGTTTAGATGTTAGCTTTTACGTTAACAAGGGAAATCTTCCTGGAATATTTAATATTTTAGGAGAATCGCATTCTTTTATGAGTCCCACTATTGATGAGGGTAAAATTCACGGGTACTTAGGGGATTTTAGGTTTAGCTGTGCATCTCTAAATAATTTTTCTTTTTCTTTGTCCCCAAACTCTATATCTCAAGCTAGGGCATCTTTTAGTTTATATGGTTCTTTGATTAAAGATAACTCGTTTTCTGCTGATTATTTTAATTCCGATCTTTATAAGCAACAGTCTATACCACATGGAAGCACAAGTCAAATATTAGGTTTTAGTTCTCTGGGTTTAGATCATCCAGTATCTTTTAGTTATTCAATAACTGTGGAAAATGAACCTCAGTACGGCATACCGCCAACTTCTTTATATAAAACTAATTCCAGCGAAGACAGCTTAACTGTACCTATAAAAATCAGAAAAAAAGCTACAACTATCAGTATGTCCTTGCAGGGGGACAACCTCGATCCAAATATACTTGAAGATGGTTTTGGCGGTAAAAAAGCCAAAATTGATGTTGAACTTCATGACTTGAGCTATTCTTCTTATTCTCCCGGGGAGCTCAAAAACCTCGTAGATTCAGAGCAAAATACAAATGGTTTATTACATACTTTAAGTTGTCACGGCTCTATCGTTAGTCAAGACTTATCTGTGAGTTCCGGCGGACACTTAATGGGTAAAATTGACATCGTTCAAAATGTAAGATAATGGATATTCAAGAATCAAACAGTTATCCTTTTGATATCCTACCAGCATTGGGGGCCACTGCTAGTTTTACAAGTAAAATTGATCAAACTAAATATGGCCACAATCATAGTCAAAGAATGCCTACAGGAATTAATGCCCTATCAATGAATTTAAATTTAAACTTTAATTCGCTTACTGATAAACAAGCTAAAACTTTAGTTTCTTTTTTACAGAAACCATTTTATTATGAACCTCAAAATTGGAATTCTGATGGGTCTTTTGATAATGTTAGGGTTCTGCCTTTTATGTATGACCCTTTTTATCCATATAAACGAGCGCCTTTTTATTGCCCTGCATTTAAACATGAAAAACAATATTTTAATGTCAACAATGTTAGCGCTAAATTCGAGTTTGCTCACCCATCCATCTTAAGCAATGTAGAATCTAATGTTGAGTACAACGAAAAAATCGCTTCTAAAATTGATATTAGTAAACTTGGTACATCTGCTTTTTTAACAAATAGAGATGGAGCGATGCTGTCTTTAAAAACAAGTCAAACAATTTTTAAGCCAGATACTTATTTTCATTATTTGATAAACTCCTCAACACCTATAAATGTACCTAAAAACGGTCAGGGCTTAATTGATTTAAAGACTTTTGCTTCCAGTAGCACTACAATGACTGATGTTATTATCTGGTCCTCGATAAATCGATCTTCAATGTTCTTAGAAAATCCGCAAGAATGTAGTTACTACACGGGCAAGCCTATGCATGAAGATGGAAATTTAAATATAAGAATGTTTGATTTTAGACCAAGTAGCTCAATTGAAATTACACACACGCCTAAATATCTTGAGACAACAGCTAGTGATACTTATAAAAAATATATTAAATACGGATTAAACCCAAACTTGTTAAACTTGAGATTAAATTTTCAAGGTTTATCCGACAAAGAAGTAAAAAATGCTTTGTTTTTTCTTGAAAGTCATTTGGGTTACAAAAAATTTGGTTTTCATTTGCAAAAAGATTATCATATAAAGCCCGATTCAAATTCATCTCGAACCCCGAACAGAAAACCTTACTCTACTTTTTACTGCCCAGAATGGAGTCATACTTTTGTTTATAAAGACAACCATAATATATCTGCATTATTTGTTGAATGTTTAGACTATTAATTTTATTATATTTTAATGGAACAGTTAATTCATGATGAAATAATGAAGTTAGAGCCAAGTGCTTTAATTACTTTGTATAGAATTAATTTAGATGCAAAAATCTCTGGTGGAAATTATTATTTTCATTCTGGTGAAAATGGTTTTGGGAAAACTATAAAATATAAAAATCAAGATTACTATTATCATCCTATTAAAGTGGAAGGTTTTGATTATGTTGATGAAGCTCTGCCTCGCCCCACGCTAACAGTAGATAATAGTGATTCATTTTTTGGTTTAAAAACTAAATTTTTTGAAGACTTTATTGGTTATAAATTTACCAGGATTAGAACTTTTGTAAGATTTTTACATGCTGACAATTTTCCGAACTCGGTTAATCCTTTTGGTCCTGGTGGAGAGCAATCTTTCCCAGAAGAAGTTTATGTTATAAATAAAAAAAATGTCGAAAATCAATCTGTTATTCAATTTGAATTAGTTTCACCTTTAGAAAAAGAGGGTGGAGAAATTCCTAATAGAAAAGTCGTATTTAATGTTTGTCAATGGAGATATAGACACCCAGAAGGCTGCGGCTTTCAGTCTACTGGTGGTAGTACGGTAGTAGCAGATGCTCATAATAACACATTCTCTTCGTTGCTGCCAGGGGTTAGCTTGAGTAGTCCAACAGAATATAGTGATTCTGTTACATACAACAGGGGCAGTGTGGTCTTCATACAGCCAGATGCATCTATTGACCCAGCCCAGTATTTTGTTTGTACCACCAATGGTACGAAAGGAGTTAACCCTTCCACTAACAAAAAAAAATGGATAGAAGATTCTTGTTCAAAAAGTATAAGAGGCTGTAGGTTAAGGTTTGGAGATAAGGAAAATGTCAACGGATTACCATTTGGAGGATTCCCTGGAACATCAAAAACTTAAAGTTTTTAAATCGGCGTTCAAGCATGGGCTTAAAAATAAAAATAGAGAAGCTTGTGGTATTTTTATTTATGAAAACGATTTTCAAGATATAAATTTTATACCCATAGATAATTTAAATCATTTTAATAAAAACTATTTTTCAATAAACAATGAACTTTTCGCTAAATATTACATGAACAATCAAGTGATATCTCTATACCACACTCATATCGACTATGATGAATGTTTAAGTAGTATTGATATTGAAATATCTGAATCACTTGGTTTACCTTCTTTTGTTTATTCCTTATTCTCAAAAAAGTTTAATTTGTTTTATCCAATTAGTCATGTTCCTTATAAATTAATGGATAGAGCCTTTATTCCTTTATTTCAAGATTGCATTACATTTGTTAAGGATTATTTTTTTTATGAATTAAACATCAAACTTCAGGCAAAAATAAAAAATTGGTCTAGACCAAGAAATGATTATAATAAAAACTTAATTAATATAATTAATAGTAATTTTGTTGAATTAAGAAAAGAAAATATTGAACTTAAAAAAGGTGATGTTTTTCTTTATCCCCCAACCACTCACTCGACAATGCATTTAGCTGTTTTTGATGGAGAAGAAAAAGTTTACCACCACCCAGTAAACTCTTACCCTAGGAAAGAATTTTTGCATGCAGGACCTCTAGAAAAAGTGTATAAGTTATATAGGTACAAGGAATCATGAAAAAATTTATTTTTAAAGGAGATATGGCATTAAAATTTGCTTCGTCAGTTGATCTCGATGTTCGAACTGTTAGGGAGATGATTGATGCACTCACAACACATTATAAAGATTTCAGGCAATTTTTAGTGAAAAAATCTTTATGTGGAATTGAATATTTTTTAATCGATTCAAAAGGAAGTGTGTTTGACTCCAATTGTTCTGAAATACTTTTAAATGACGACACTTATATTATCACATCAAAAATAGAAGGTGGTGGAGCTGCGATGGGTATCTTAGGTAATGCAGGCCTGGGTATGATTGGTCAATTTGCTATGGGTTATGGTATGAATTGGCTACAAGATAAATTAAATCCGGTAAAAGAAACAGGTAAAGAGTATGAAATTATAGAAACGAACTCTTATCTTTATACCTCCAATGAAAATAAAGTCGAACAAGGCATACCTGTGCCAGTTATCTATGGTCAACTAAGGGTAGGTTCTCTTGTTATCAACTCTCAAGTAAACAATTACGATTACGACTACGAGAATGCAAGAATATATACTTTTCCCGTAAACTCTTCTGATTTTTCTATTAGTATGCAAAACATACAAAATGGAAACTATTCTTTCATTAATCCGAATCAATTAAATAATTTACGAAACCAATCAGACGCTAACCCAAAAGATAGGATATTAGATTTTAATAGGCAAGACTCAAGCTTGCGTCGATCACTTACAGCAAAAGGCACTAATGCCAAGGGGTATGACCCTAAGGCTGGAAATGCTTCTTATAATAGTGATTACGGTAAATCTGCAGGCAAAGGTGGAACAATGGAAAGATACGGGCCATCTTACGGTGGAAACAATACGCCTAAAGGGGGATCAACCACAGTTGGAGGCGGCGAAGGCCCTAGGCCATATTTGTTTCCTTCTGCTGGCCAAGTAGATTTTAACATGAGGCCCTCAAAATCTTCGACTCCCGTTGCTGTTAGAAAGTTTCGAAAAAACGGTGTCAATGTAGAAAGAAAACTAAGCTTTGACGGGACTAGTAGTAATTCTTATTTAAGAGTTGGAGATCGCGGAGATTATCATAAACTAGAGTCAATAGCAATTTATAAATCTTTAGACATTTTATCTGAAGGGCCAATAGCTGGATTTGCTAACCCGATAAAAGGATTTGGTAGAGATATAGGTTTAACTAGTTACCCGGTAGATGCTGGAGATATATCTATAGAGGCTGGCGGGGGCAGCGCTATTCAAATAGAAAAAATTAAATATGACACTAGCACATTGCATTTTAAAGGCGTTGAGAGCAACAGTACAACATTAATTATAAAAAACGACGGAGACGGAGCTTACACTAATATTTCAAATGGAACGTTTAGCGTTCCCGGAAACGATACCTTGACTAGAAATTTAAGGATATATTCATCAAAACCAACGAACAGTTCTTCCCCTAATATCGGGGACACTTCCTTTGGGGGAGACAGGTCAGTCAAGACCCTTAATAACATCGCTACAACGGAAGAATTTAAAGTGTCTTCAAATAGTTTGTTCTTGCTCAGGAAAGAAATTAAAGGAGAGTCAAATGAATCGACCCCTCCTGAAAATAGGGGGGGAGCAATTTTAATTAATACTAATTCCAGTACTACAGATTACCCGCTAGCCTCCAAATATACAAGATCAGAATCTATTGACGGTACAAGTACTACAGTTTATAATTTAAATACATTGAATAGTGATGATGATACTCTTGGTATTGGTTTCAATACCGGAGGAGGCTTGCAGCCCACAGATACAGAAATCTCTATATCTCCTTATGATGGTCTCTTTGAATTAACTTATAATTCACAAACAAATGGAGCATTCGCTGATTCAATTAGAGCTAACTTTTTAGATGCGGGGGTTGTTCTTGGAACAAATACAGCTCAAATTTCTCAAACTTTAATTGACACTCTTTACGATACGTCGAGCGCTAACGTTCCCAACTCATCAGACAGTTGGGATAAAATGTGCCGCATTCAGATCGATTCTAATGACAATAAAATCTTTGAAAAAAGAGGTAATAGTTTTAGAGTTCAAGTCGGAACTTATAGTTATACCTATCAAGGTGGAACTAGGGGTACTATCTCAACGAGCTGGAGCAATCAAACGGCCACAGGTACCGTGTGGTTGAATGTTCAAAATATAGATTATTTAGGGTTGAGAACATTTAAGGCCGTGTTTCAAAGAAACGATGCAAATAGCGGTAATCAATGGCAAACCATAAAACACAATCAAACCGTAACACATACCCATTCATTTAGCAGAATTAGAAGTCAGAGTGCGGTAACAATATCGTTAACCGCATTAACATCAATTAATGTGCCAGAAGCAGACAATGTGGGGCAAGTAACAAACGTTAACCGCATTAATGATTTTCGAAATGGAAGCTCTATAAATATGGGCACATTACTATGTTTTTCTAATAGTAATTTTTCACAAGACATGTACAGTGCATTTATAAATGCTGTTGGAGGTCACCACAATCCTACCACATTGACTACCAATATAAACGGAATGAGCACTACACAGAAATATTTAAGATATGTTCCTGGAACTGGTTCAACAAGGAAGCAATCTGAAAAGGTTAATTCTGGCTCTGATTATTTTAATTTGCATATGCTTGAAGGCGGCAATAATAACCTTGATAAACTTTTATCCACTTACAACGGTAATACACCTTATCAAAGAAGCTCTACGGAAGGGCCAATACAAGTTATGTCTGACATTGGACCATATTGCCCTGTTGTATACCCAAGAATAACAGTTTATGTTGTTAGGAAATCTCAAACTTTTGGCGGAACCAACCAAATAAGTTTGATGCCTACAAAAATAGATGCTTTAGCTATTACAAATAGCTTCGGACTTGTACAAGAGGCGTACCTCTACAATTCACCAAACCAGCCAGTTTGGGACACTAATATAGAAGAGTTTACAGAAATATGCCCTCAAGATTTACAGCATGGAGGAAAAGTTGTGCATCGCCCATTTTTTCACAAAAGCATTACAGCTAGACAAACTGCTGGACTCACAAATAATAGCCCGGATGATGCATATCTTTGGCAAGATATAGGATTTTTGCTTTGGTGCGATAAGGCAAACGATTATCAAGCATTAAAATTCAATATAAATCAAGATGGTACAGTTAGTTCAGATTTTGTAAGTAATAGCGCTTTAAGGAAAGAGCTTCATGGATTAAATACATCATGGGCCGATGAAATTAA